CGTAGTGAAGAAGATAAGATACCACAGTCGTAGACTTACCAGTCTGACGAGGCATTTTACAAATATTGAATCTGTTTTCATGGAAGTTGTTAATTAACTTTTCCTGGAAATCATATGGTTGGAATTGTGTAAGACCCTCATCAAGAGAAACAATCTTGACGTGATTCTGTGCAAAATAAACTGGATCTTCCTTACAACGAAGGAATTCCACCATCATTTCTTCAGTCCATTCAATTTGAGTATTCGCTTTTTTTAATAAAGGATTACCAAGATAATTTTCACTCATGTAATAATGTTATCCCCTCAACAATTCCAAGCTCTAAGTGATTTATTGATTCTGCTATCTGGATCTCTAGCAGTCTTAGCAGATGTCAATTTCTTTTTCATTCCTCTCATTCTAGCGCAAAACGATGCCCTACGCTTATTTCCAACCTTCTTGCTTGGTGCCTTAAGGTTAGATCCTGGATTTTCTCTTTCATACGATTTTCTTCCCTTTTCGTTGAGTCCTCCTGACTTATTTTTTCCTTCTTTTTTTGTCCATGCCGCTGATTCGACATATAAGAATGGTTGTCCTGGTTCATACTTGGAAACTTTAAAACTCTGCAGTATTGCTTCTGGATAAACTTTCCTAATCTGATCTTGGACATCAGATCTCTTTGGAAGAGTTAGTTGTGGGAAAAATAACTTGAGGGCATAATATTTACCTCTCCAATTAAAGTAGGTATCGACAAGATTCCCTGTTTTTGCAGGGACTCTTACGGCTTCACTCATTAAGTCTTCATTAGTGATAACATCTTCAATGTGTGCAAATGTATTGCCATTTGCATCTTGTATTTCAACTTCTTCTTTTTTTGTTTTTTTGACACAGTTTGGATATCTTTTTCCAAACATAGTCTTCATACCCTTCTTTTCATAGCCGGGCCAGCACTTTTCATCTAATTCAAATTCTTCTTTTTTAGTTTTGTTTCCCCAATTCTTTGCGCCTTTCTTACGGCATTTGACCAATGCTCCTGAAGCATATGCACTTGGCCAAACTGAGTAGCGTGACTTGACTTTATGATAGCAAGCGTCTTTTTCTCCTGCTGCTTCATCAATATCAATCTCGTCACCTACTTCGATGTTATTTTCTTCGAACCAACCTCTATTTACCTCAAGGGCACATACTACTTCTCCTTCTGATGATACTGGAGTCTCGTCGAGGGGTTCTAATTGTTTAATACTTTCTATAATTCCATTTTCATTAATGAATGCAATATCCAATGGAATTCTTGTTTCCTTCATGTAGAAGGATTGTTGAGATACATCATCAAATATGAATAGCATTCCACTATTCTGATCCAGACTCTCGCGGAACATAAGTCCAAGATTAAAGTCCCTGATATCTGTAGGAATTTCTACATTAAGTGGTAGTGTTGTAAATTCTTCAGTGCTCACGTTAATTGCTTTTCCCTTTCTATCTGGATTTGGATCTTGACTATTCTTGCGTCTAAATGCAGCGTCTTCCTCCTTTTTGGAAAGATTACGCTTCATTTTACTTGAACCACACTTGGGTTTTGTGGTTTGTCCTGGTTGTCTTGCACAGGGTTTTCCTGCATATTTGCCACCCAGTTGAACCCAACCAGGCTTCCCATCACTAGAGCGACTCTTGCCAAACCAGTCACGCAAAGAACTATCACCACTTTTCGATTCACTTACACCTCCATTACCACCATTACCATTTGAGCTTTGCTCTCCACCCTCAACGGGTTTATCAATACCAACCTCTTCTGGTTCCTTACCATTACCAAAGTACCTTCCGGTCATTTTAAGACCAGCAGAAATCTTTTTACACTTTTTATCAGTGTAGCAAAAATAGTAACCGGGTTTACACTTCATAAAAAAAGGATAGATCCTGTTTATTATTTATCTTCTTTTAATCCAGACTTCAGCATCTTTGCTAGTTCTGCAGTAGATCCAACAAACAGAGCATTATTAACTGTTGACGGCCCCTTCTCTTTTTCTTCTGCATTAACGTCCTTCAACTTCTTTTGAAGATCCATCAACTTGTCTGTTGCATCAGAAACGCTCTTGATAAGTTGGCCTGCAACTTCATATGCTCTTGGTTGGTCACTTTCTTGTGCCAACTCAAGAATACCATTTATAGCTTCTTGTCCCTTTTCTATGATTGAATAAAGATTGCCTCTCGTATATTCATAATCTTTTGTTACATCATCTTTATTCCTCTCGGGAACTACTTCTGGTTTCATTATTTCAACTTTTTCCTCACTTTTTGCAATTCCTAAAGAGTCTTCTATTTCATCAAAATTTTTAGTCATATTCAAGGTTCAATATCTAATCCTGATGTTGGATTATATACTTTCTCATCGGAGAACATTTCTACAGATCCACTGAATCCAAAATCATCTTCAGGTTCTATTAAATTGTCATCATTAGTATCTACAATGAATATTTTAGTTGAAGCAATGTGACTGACAGCAGATGTATTTTCATGACCTCTAGATACAACTAAGTTATTGCTAATAATCTTATTGATAAACATCAACTCATCATTAATTGTAATTCTAGACTGCTCTGAGAATAGAGATGCGTCAGAAACTGCTATATTAGTAGTATCTGCTTCTATACTTCCAGCAAGAGTTCCTGCTTCCGTACCAGTATAATTTTTTGTAGCAGTTGCTTTTCCAATATAACGCATACTTCTTGGAGACTTTTTCGAGGTCTCTGTATGATAATCCACCTGAACTTTTTTGATGACTCCAGGTGTTTTTCCAGCAGGGATTGGACCATACAAATAAGTTTTTACTTTAAATTGCAAAGTATATAATAAAACTCTTCTTTTATTAAAATCGCCGTCATAATCATCCCTCATACTAATACTTTCTAATACAACAGGAATATCTTTTCTCTCATCAATTTCATCAATTAACTTGACACTAACATTATATGCTGGTTGAAAGTATGGTAAAATTTGCTCTATAATTTGAAGAGCATCTTCATTCAACTTTGTCATAATACTTAGCTCAAATCCCATATTATATGGAACTGGCATGAATACTTTCTTTACTTCTGTTTTATTTGACTTATTAAATGCTTTAAATTGTTTCGTTACGGTTCCCTTTCTAGATGGATCGTAATTTAGGGAAGTCATCTCAAATGACATTCTTGGCAATGTTATTGCATTTTTGCTCCCAATATCAGATTGTTGCTCTATTCTGGCTAAAAATTTCTGTATTGGTGCGTAAGATAGTGGAACTTTTATAACACTTGTTACGTTTCCGGAGGAGTCTGTATGCCTAATATCTAAATTATTAAATATAGTTCCAAATGCAACAACTGTTTTTCTAAAAATTTCGTTATAATAATATGTTCCCAACATTGTTTATACTCCACCAAATGGGTTTACTTCTGAAAAGTCTAAAATAGAATCAGCCTCGGTCTGAATAGTAATACTTTCAGTATAAGGCTGTGTAGTATCTATATAGTTTACAGACCTGAGTGTCAAAGAGCTTCCCCCCGAACCAACTATTGTTTCTCCTGGAATAAATGCTCCTGTTATATTAGAAACAGAAAGTACAAAATTTGATGTGTTGTAACTTCTAACTCTTGCAGTAGAAGAACTAGATTCTCCAGTTATTATTTCATTCAAACCGAAAGATGCTGTTCCATCTGTTCCAAAAGATTCTGGAATAGCAATAGAAACTGATGGTATTCCGGTGTATCCAGTTCCTGCATTTGTTATATTGATCGATGATACTACACCCTCATTTATAACTGCTACTCCAGATGCAGTGGTTCCACTTCCAATTGGGCCGCTGAAAGAAATTACTGGTGGATTAATATATCCACTTCCCCCGCCAGTTATACTGACGATACCAACAGTTCCTTGTGCAATATTAGCCTTTGCTGAAGCAATCCTAGTATTATCTCCTATACCACCAATGAATTGTATATCTGGTTCTGAGGCATATCCGAATCCAGGATTTGTTATCTCAATTTTTTCAACATAAAATGTTCCATCACCTATTGGTTCCATTATGGCAACAGCCGTAGCACTTTGACCAGAACTTGGTGGAGATATTGCAATCAACGGTGCTGTAGTATAAGAGTATCCTCTGTCTAAAATAGTGATGCTCTGAACAGAACTATTTTGATTAGTATAACTGGTTATAGCAGAAGCTGATGTTCCTGCACCAGTTAAAGTGAATGTTGCTTGATACCCAAGATCTACAATTTCATCATCAATTTCGTCAATACCAGTTTCAATAATTTCATCTTCGAATCTGAAGAGTTCGCATGTCAATTCATAAATGTAGTTTTTTTGTAATTGGTAGAATGGTTTATCTCTCTTTACATTTTTAATTTCGAATAAGACATCACCAAGTGGGAAGTAAATTATATCACCCTCTTTAGGTCTACTAGAAAGTTTTACATTTGGAATTCTTTCGATCAGTGGTTGAATATAAAGTTCGTATCTTTCTTGAGAAACTTCTAAAATTATTTCATCTTTAGACTCTATTCCAAATTTAGATAACTCTACACTTTGTCCTTCCCATCCGTCATAATTTTGCAAATACATTTCGATTGGAAGAGCATTTCTAAAAGCAGAGACTATATTCTCTTTTATTACAGTATTTTCTCCCAAGTATAATCTTGGCATATAGTGTACTTCTACACCATACATTTTTATAGATTCTGTTATGAGGTCCTGCATCAGGCCTTGCTCGCCTTTAGAACCTTGTAGAAAAAAAGGATTTAATGCCATTATCCGATCATGTCAAGGGGTGGTATTTCATAAGTATTTGACATTTGCTCTCTAATTATTTGAAGTTCTTTTTCGGCATCGTCATACATTTGACGGCCATTCAATTCAACTCCACCAGGAAGTTTCATACCTTGGAATTTCATCATATTTTGACCCCACTGTCTCTTAATGAGAGATGTAAGATATTTTTTAAGAAATGAATCATTCCAAACTCTAGTGTGTGTATCTGGATTCATTCCTCTATAACAATCAATAACCAAATACTTATCTTTAGATACACTAGACCAATCAATATCAAGATATAGTCTATTCATTCTTTGATTGAATCTTATTTGTTTCTGAGTTGACAATAAGAAATCAATATCTTCCAAATACCTTTTTGTCATAGAATATGTAAGAAGTTCTGTTGAACCCCAGAAGTAAATATCATTCAAGAACAGTTGATATTTAATACTGAACATTCCAGAACTGATGGAATTAGACCCCTCAAACTGAAAAACTTTGGTTATTCCAATTATATCATCTGGAACTTTTAGATAGTTACTATTTTCTTCATAATCAAACTGAACTGAAGAACCATCTATTATAGATGTTGCAGAGGTAGTTGCTATTCCAACAGAGTTAGTGGCTCTACCTCTATCAATATCATCTTGAGTAAATTTATACTTTAGAAGCGTTGGGAAGACTCCATCAAAATGTCTTTCTTGAAAGTATTGAATTGCATCATCAACTAGATCGTCGATTTGCTCATCGGCAACGTTTACCTCAAGAACTGGATATCCCAGTTGTCTTTTGCAATAATCTATTAAAGTTTGTCTAGATGATGGTTGTGCCATTACTTATTTTCTACTAATTTGTGAAGGAGAGATTTTATTTCACTAATCTCATTTTTCATACAATCTAAATCGTTTTTGAAGGAATCAAATTCTTCCTTCTCCTTTAGTTTTTGTTCTCTAAGTTTAATATAGGAATTGTATGCTTGACTATCAGTATTTATGATAGCATTTGAGTTTTCATCCCTAAATAAATTTTTTTTATCTTTAACTTGTTTCATAGTTATGCTAATGCTATTACCCTCAAATCTCTAATCTTAGGAACCACTGCCTGATTAGTAGATGTGAATATTATTTTCACTTGATATGCACCATATTCTGGGAGATTATCAATTGTAAATTCATAATCAGAATATTCATTATCACTTATGTTAATTGGAACAAATCTATCTGGTAATCCATCACTATTTCTAGGATCTAATACTTCGGAGTTATTTCCAATATTGTTGTATCCTGGGAATAGTTCAAATTCTGGATTTATTGGACCATCTTCTCTGAAGATTTTATATAGAGCTCTAATATCAGTACCAGCTGGACGATTACCCAAGAACATCAATTTAATTGACGTAGCTGGTTGTTCCAATCTTATTGCTTGAGTCAAATAAACTGCAGAATGTGGTTCTGTGATGGAATTCATAATAGCACCATCTTGAGCAAAATCTTCTACAGGTTTATCAATCCTATTTGTGCTTAAGATAGCATTGACTCTTGTAGTATCAACAACTGGTGATATATCTCTATTTTTAGTATTTAAGTTTAATTCTAAAGTCAAAGATCTAGATCCAGGAAGTTCTGAGACGAATTGCTCTTCATTTACTCTGGAAGCAACCATTCTAGGATTATCAAAATAGTTGTTTTCATTTATAACAACTGGTTCAAATCCTTTATCTTCAAAAGAAGCCTCTGCTGTTCCATTTTGATATCCACCAATACTTGTAGCAGAAATAGTTCTCACATTAGAAGTAATTGTCGATTCTGAAGGAGTGAATACTTGAACATTAGGATGAATTAATTCAAACTGTAAATTTTTTGTAGATTTAACATTAATTCCACCAGCACGTTTTGTTTCTCTAAAGAATAATTCTGGGAATCCACTTATATTACCAGTTCTGTCTGTTAGTATTGTAGTAACTCCTTCTGTTCTTCCAGACCTATCAATTTTTAGATAAAAACTATCTAGAGACCTTGATATATCTGTAGGGACATTTGTTCTTGCAAAATTATGTTGAGTATTTAATCTAGCTAAACAGATTCCATTAAGTTCGTATTTCTCTACAAAATTATCCGCAGTGTGTGTTGTTGGAACTGTATTAAATGAACCTCTGGTAATTCCTGAAAGTCCAGTAGAATCGGAGGTTATTGCAGTATATCTAATAATCTCACTATTTATTTTGACATATCCTGGATTTGTATTACTAATAACCATTCCCTCAAAAGTTCTGTACTCATCTATTTCTGCTGTGTTTGATGTGGTCGTAATTGTAATATCATCAGTAGAAGTCTTTGATATAGTTTCAATTAGAGTGAGTGATTTAGTATCAGTTCGTATATTTGAAAGATTTACTAAATTATTTGATGAGTGCATTCCATGACTATGGAACACTACATTCATGTGCAAACCATCTCTACTATTGTTGGGGAAGACTTCTGAAGTATTAGGAGAAATTCTGAGAAGCTTTTTATCAACTCCAGAGTTATTTGTATAGAAAACTACGGAATTTTCGTTATATGTTCCTTGAATATTTCCAACAAATATTGAGTTAGTAATTCCAAGACCTACAACAGAAATTCTTGGAGTTTCATTACCAACTCTAGCAAAATTGGCAGGATTAATACTCAATCTTTGGCCGACTTGATAACCAGAACCACCATCAAACACTTTAACGCCATTAGAATCAATTTCTCCATTGTTAACTGTGATATTACATGTTGCACCAGATCCAGTTGAAGATGTTAATTCAATATTTTTATATGTAAAAGTTCCAGAAAGAGGTGTAAGACCAATTCCAACATCATCAAGTTTTATGCCACTTCCGGAACCACTGGTTTTATTACTGGTAATTGAACCACCCAGTCCAACAATAATTCCACTAAAGTCTGGATTATTTGCTTGAGTTATTCCGATACCTGGTCCAATCTCATTTAAAATATTTGAAGTAATCTCAGTTGATACTCCAATTTGAATTTGTCTAGAAGCCATAATCAGTGGATTATCCCTCAATCTCTTTATCTGATTATTATCTTCTGAAAGAATTGGACTGTAAAATCTTACAGTACCATTAGTTTCTTTAAATTTAGCTTTATTGATAACATAAGCCAAATCTTCAAACTGATTTGGAGTCCAAGTAGAACCGTTTTGTGACTTAAATAAGACACCAGCCGAAGGTTGTTGAGAAACAATTGATTGAGATTCGCTATCATCTTCAGAACTTCTGAATATGTCAATTTCTCCCATCCTTGCAATGTATACATTATATTCATCGGAATTTGAAAGTAAAGTTATGCCATATTCTCTATTAGCCTCAAGATATACTAACGATGGGAAAGTAAATCTGGTAACTGATAAAGAATCTAAGGAACCGCTGGCATCAAAAACATTAACATCTTCGGGTTCTAATGTGACTTCACCAAATGGTGGAATTATTTGAGTTGGAACACCATTTCTTAAAGTTCTTATTTGACAGGTAATGGGTATGGATTCTGATTTTGTTTTAAAGTAGATATCGATACTGCTAATGAATACACCACTTCCATCACCAGTAATAAAAGACTGGCAAAGTGGGTCAATCCATCTAACTTCTTCTTGTACTTCTTCTTGTTCTTGAGTTATCCTTGTTTCTTGACGAGTACTCTCTTCAAACTTTTGATCCGTATGGTCTTTCTTCTCAATTTTAGCATTTCTAACTCCAATAACATCTTCTTGAAGATTATCAAGCTCTCCTTGAGCAAAGAAATTAGTTTCTGCAGAAGTATTAACAGAACCTCCAACTGTAGAATTTACAGAACTATCTGTTAGTCTAAATGTTTTTGTTCCTGTTTCAAATCTTGGATTTTTTGCTACTGAAGAATCTGGAATAAAGAAACATCCTCGAATAGAACCATTTTCATCAGTTACTAATCTGACATTCGATATTGTTGCTTCAGCACCACTATTTTGTCCAACCAACTTCATGCCAACTCCTACCCATCCAAGACCATTCTCTTCGATGCTAGATAATCCAAAAGTATCAACATTTAAAATATTAGTTGACTCTGAATATTCAGATTCCATAGTAGAATCTGAATTGTATGGGCTAGTCGTATAAGTTGCTGTAGGGTTATTATATGGTCCATACTTATGATTTGGATTTGCTAATCTAAATCTTATTCTTGGATTTACACCATCTCCAGATATGTCCGGATTATCTTGTGGCATGAGACCTTGCACAATCTCACCAACTTCAAATTCTCCATTTACGTTAATAACTTCCAATAACTTAGGAACAATAAAATTATTCAAATCTACACCATCAAAGAATGGGTAAACTCTTGTCAATGGTTTCAATCTCTTTGCAATAAATTCAACATTTCGGAATCTCATAAAAGGAATTACATCCCTACTTACTACTTTGTTACCAAGACTTTGCTTATCGATTTGCTCAGTAACTTTATATGAGATTCCAGTTCTATTGAATTCATGTCTAGTGGTAATCTCTACTTGTTGAGATGTAGTTACCGTATCTGTCCTTACCCTAGCAATTTCAACTTCACCAAGTCCGCTATCTGCTGTACCAAATCTAGCTCCACCTCCCCTATCAAATGCAGATTCTTGAATTGCTAAAGCTTCTCTAGTTCCAGGTTCAATTCCTCTCCTCTGAAGATTGGCGAGCATTCCTGCGCCAAGAGCATTTACTGCCGAACCATCAGTAACAAGTCTAAATTGAGTTGTTCCGTCTGCTCCTGTAGTCGAATCGTTTGTACCAACTGTTGCAGTCAACAATCCATCTGCATCTGGTTGACCAAAACGAGTAGTAAGTCTTTGACCAGCTGCACTGTCTGCATTAATCAAAAATTCATCATTACTACCTCTAGAGATGACTCCTTCAACTAGAGAATCAATTAGACCACTTGCGAGGTCATTATTGCCAGCATCTAAAGCTCTTCCTGCTCCATTAGAGAATATATGAACTCTACTTCTATCAACTACTCCAGTTTTTTGCCAAGTGCTTTCGCCCTGAACTCTTGTCTCTATGGGAGAACCTATATTTCGTTCTGACTCTGTTCTTCCTGCGAAGTTTTCTTCCCACGCATTCCATTGAATAGCACTCCAACCATCAGCTTCAGGTGGATATAAGTCCATAAATGCTTGATAAGAACCTTCAAGAGTTATATTGTTAACTTCTAGTTGATTTGTTGCAATCCAAATATCAGATTCTGGTTCAAGTTCCATAGAACCAGACCAGTTTACAATATTGAACGGATTTACATTTTCAGTTCTTGTAGCAAACTTTTGAGACTGGAATTCTTCCTCATCATAATCTAATGTAATTAGATCTCCTGTTTTTCTTACATTTGGACTACCCAAATCAGTTACAAATGCTAAATCTGCATTTGGTGTTGTTGTACTGGTAACACCAGGTATGGCACTAGAACCAAGCTGCAAATCAATAGATGGTGTATTATGTGAAGGTCTACATAGATTATTTTCCGTATCAATAGAACATCCCCAACTTGGATCACTAGTATTAGCCAACTGCAGAGTGCTAAAGTTATCTACATAGAAACCAGATTTAAATCTATCTAATCCTGTTGTTGGGTCTTTTATTGTTAAAGAGTTAGTATCAGTTTCTAACAATGAAAGTGATGTATAAAACTCAATATTAGAAATTCTTCCATCAAGTTTAGCGATATCTTTCATAGTATATCGCTTATTTTCTGATTTTATGAATTTAACTTGCTTCGCACCAAATACATATGGTGGCAAATAAGCAGTTCCTATTAAAAGTGCTGAGTCTTCATTTGAAGGTTCTTTTGGATCTCTAGAAGGAATTCCTTTTTGAACAGTAAATTTACCCTCCCTCGTTAAGAAAATTTTATCAATTCTGCCCACATAATGATCAAATCCAACTTCTAAAACAGTTTTTGGAGTTATACTAAATTGTGGATGTCCTGAAGGATCTGAAAAGTCTTTCCCGTCAAATTCAAATGGAGATCTTGTATCTGTAGATAAATCATAATCTTTTACTCTAGGCCTAAAATCAATCAAATCACTATTTCTAAACAAGTCTCCTCTAGATTGAGTGAATGATATTGATTGGTATACATCCGGCGAATAACTGTTTGCACTAAAGAAATCACCACGATCAGAAGAATCTACAGAATATTTTTGATAGATTACTCTTATTTTACGCTTTGGTTCGAATGTATTTGAAGACTTTATCAGTCTTGAGTAATCATAATATTCTGGTCTAATTCCATTATCAAAATAATAATCACCAAAGATATTCTTATCTCCTACTGTAGTTAAAAGAACTTTTGCTGTTATTAAAGAGGATGCTGATAAAATACTTTCTCCTGGAAGAAATCTCTCCTCATTCATATACTGAATTTCTAAACTATTTGTAGTAGAATCTTTGGTTACAACAATAGCCTTAGCAACACCAAATAGTGACTGTATAGTTTCTCCAATAACAAAATTATCTGCTGTAGTCGTAGGTCCTGTTATATCAGTTAATTTTATAGTTGGTAGTTTTGGATTTTCTAAATTTTCAGATTCATATACACCATAAACTCTGTATATATCTGGACAATTCAAAGATATCTCATCGTCCTCTACTCTAGTTCCATATACCGACGAATAACTCAATCCATTGTTAAATGTTCCTTCCCCAGTTCCTGAAGATTCGTACTTAGATCTAGATATTGTTAAATCTCCAATACTATTAAATTTTTTCTCTTTTGACTTTACACTTTTTTTATCTAAGGTCGTAATAAGAGTATAATTTGTTCCATTAGGGATGTCGGTTATAGAAATCTGTCTTCCTACTATCGTTACACTTCCTCTATTGATAGGAATAATATTTCCATTAGAATCTGTTAATTGATAACTACTACCAACATCTTTCCAAGAAACTTCTGGTAATGTTTGGAAATCTGGTTCAGTATCTAGATTTATTTGTAAAGAGTTGTTGGATACAGTTTTATTCGTAAATTGATATGTTAAATTCAGATCACCTTGAGAAAGATCTACAGAAGCTACATTTCTATATTTTAATGGGCTAAAGAACCCACTACTCTTAGAAATAAAAGATGGTCTTAAAATTCCTACCGATGATTTTTCTTTTGTTCCAGAAACTATTTCACCTCTATTTACGCCAGAAACTGCTGTTACTCCAGCAATATCCACTTCTCTTCCAGAGGCACCGAGTTGCGTGATTTTAGCATATGATGGTAAAATCTCAGAAACAGATGTATCGTCGGGATTTGAATAAATGACAATATCGTTTTTTCTAGCTAATGTAGATAAATTTTCATTAGTGCTAGTTAATATGCCCACATTTGTAAGCAGATCTCCAGACATTTGAAATTCCGTTCCCACACTAGATAAAGAAATTACTCTATCTAATACAGTGTCTGCGTTAAAGTGTGCTCCCAGTCCATGCGTATTTTTATTTTGGAATACCGACTTTACATCACCTAAATTATAATCATAAACCTCTGTAGTCAATATACTTTCTTCTTCACCATTGATAATTAATTCTTCATTTTTTATGAACTGGCCAGAAACATTAGTAACTACTAATTTTGGATCTGTTACTGTATTGTCGATTTCATACTTTAAGAATCCGCTAGCACCACTAGACTTACCTTTTATAAATGTGGGGAGCTCTAATTTACTTCTACCAATTGTA